TGGGCGAGGCGACAGAAACAATCATGGACAAGCGAACATTTCACCGCCTCGACTGCTTACGGTATGCGGCCACCTATATAAATTCCGGCGCTGGCTGGCTCGTACACGGGATACAATAATCATGCCGACAACACTTTTCACGGGCAAGGCAAATATCAGCCTTGACCAGTATCCCGAATCAGCATGGACGCCAATTGGCGCACATGGCAAGGCGGCGAACACCGAAACGGCTGTGCTATATGAGGCTGTGGCCTGGCTCTATAGGTGTATGCAGATTCGAGCTAACAGCGTACAGGCGGTTCCCTGGGCAGTGGTGCGGGGCGAGGATGACGCATGGACGAGCGATGATCCAATGCCACCACCAGCGCTGACGTTTCTGGCAAACCTGCCAGATTTGCTATTTTTAGCCGAGGGCGCATTATCTCTGACATCTGAGGCATTTTGGTTTATCGAGCGAAACCGGGTGAAGCCCATCGCCCTGCGCTGGCACGCCCCGTCAAGCGTGGTTGCAATTTGGGATGAAGACCGGGGACTGGTGGGATACGAACGGCAGCTGGGCCAGGGCAAAACAGCGACATTTGAGCCGACCGATTATGTGTATATGCGGCTCCCGAATTTTTTGCATGAAACAAAACCGGGTATCAGTCCAGCGCAGGCGGCCATGAGAGCGGCGGGCGTGCTATACCAGAAGGACGAGTACGAACAAGGTTATTTTGAGCGAGGCGCAATTAAGGCCACACTCCTGCAAGTGCCACCCGGCACGCCAAAGACGGAACGGGACAGCCTAGAACGCTGGTGGAACAGGCTGGCCACGGGTGTACGGAAGGCATTTACAACCATCGTCATTTCTTCCGAGCTAACGCCCGTCGTGGTTGGTGAGGGCATCGGCGACCTGGGCAACAGCCCGTTGACGCAAGAGAAAAAAGAGGACATCGCTACGGCGCTGGGCATCCCGCACTCTCTTGTTTTTAGCAACGCTGCCAACTTTGCAACGGCCACACAAGACTGGCTGAACTATTACGACCAGACTATCATCCCGGAGGTCAACACCATTGCCGGGTACGTCAACGAGCAGCTTCTTGAACCGCTCGGCTATTTTTTGGAATTCCGCCATGAGCAAATGAGCGTATACCAGGAGGATGAAGGGCAGCGGGCGGACTCTCTGGCGCAGCTTGTTGCATCTGGCACACCGCTGGATCTGGCGATGGAGATTCTCGGCTACGATTTGACGGATGAACAGTGGCTACGAGTGCGGGAACCTGACCCGGTGGAGGTGGTGGAGCCATCACCGGAACCGCCCATTGTGCTGGACCAGATGGCGGACGAAATGCGGGCGGTTGAGTTGGGCAGATTCAAACGCTGGGCGGCAAAGCGCAAAAACCCGGACCCGGACGCATTCACCAGCGACATCCTGAGTTATGCAGACAAGGCGGCTATTCTGGCGGAGGGCGGCGATGCTGACACGATGCCCCCTTTCACCCTCCCGGCTGGGCCTATTACCCCTGAGTGGTGGGCATCCACTAAGGCTATGATTTTGCAGCTTGACCCGGATGACCCGGAGGCAGAACAAAAGGCACGCATGGAGATTGAACGCATAGCGGCGGACGAAATAGAAAAGAAACTTGCGGCACAGGGACGGGCCATCACGGCGTCTGCGCCTACAAGCGCATCTGAAGCCATTGAGCGGGCCAGGGAGGCGGGCGAACCGTTGCGGGATACTTTGAGGCGCATGTTGCAGCGCAGCGCAGATTTGGGCGTCTCAGTAGCCGTTGACCAATTCGCCACCATCGGCTTCGGTTTCGACTGGACGTTAGCAAACCAAGCGGCTGCGGATTGGGTGCAGCGATATACCTTTGATTTGGTGGGCGGGATAAACCGCACAACTGAACAGCGGTTACAGACGGCTATAAGCGAGTGGATAACAAACGGGGACAGCCTGCCAACATTGCGGCGGGAATTGGAGCGCAATTTATTCAGCCGACATCGGGCAGAGTTGATAGCATCGACTGAGGTCACACGGGCATACGCTGAAGCCAATCAAATCGCATACCGTGAAAGCGGTGTGGCGTCTAGGATGGAATGGAGAACGGCAAACGATGAGCGAGTTTGCCCCATCTGCGGGCCGTTGGGTGAGAAGTCAGTCACTTCCGCATTTGGCGGACAATTTGAACACCCAGAAACGGGAACGGGATACGGCATCCCGCCAGCGCATCCCCGGTGTAGATGTTGGATTGTTCCAGTTATTCAGGAGCCGCAATAATGCCTAACACCATCCAGATTGACGGCATGGAGGAGTTACGCAAGAAGCTACAGGACATCACCGAGGACTTTAGCCGGACACCTGCGGGTAGCACTCTACACAACGCCATGAAGCGCAGCCTTTACATCATGGTGGGTGCAATGGCTAAGTATCCAAAACAAGACCCAGCAAGCGCATACAGGCGCACGGGCACGCTAGGCAGGCGATGGGTGGACAGTCAGGACATAAGCAGCGACGGGCACGGCATCACCGGGAAGATTGGAAACAATACAGAATATGCCCCCTGGGTGCAGTCGCATATGTTCCAAACCAAATTGCACCGGGCCAATGGTTGGATCACAGATCAGGAAGCGTTAGATAAGAACGAGAAAGCTATCCGGCGAGAGTTCCAGTTTGCCGTAGACAAAGCATTGAGAGACTAACATGAGCGATAATGCGCTGAAGGCCATCAGTACAACGCCGGATGAGTTGCGAGTAGGAAACTATATGGCGCTCTTCGGCGGGCGTGATTTGGAAGGCGAGTATTTTACCAAAGCCACCCGCTTTGATTCAGCCTACACGGACAGCGGCACGGTAGCGGTGGATTGGGAACACGGATTCGCACCCACCGGAGAACCGGCCAAAGACGACGTGCTGGGCCGGGTAGACTGGAAGACGGCACGGGTGGACGACAAGGGCCTGTTTGTCGAACGGGTACTGAACCGCCGCAATCGCTATGTCCAGTACATTGAGCAGCTGATTGCAGATGGCCTGATTGGCACGAGCTCTGAGGCCATCCCGGACGGTGTGCAGAAGACCAAAGACGGGCGCATTGAATCATGGCCCATCCGCCGGGACACGCTTACGGTGTCCCCGATGGAGCCTCGTATGATGACCGCCAACACGTTGACCGCGCTGAAGGGGCTATCACCAATCCTGCCAGCGTTGAAGTCATACCTACCACCCGACGCTGACGAAGCGGACAAGGCAACGCCAGAGGCAGGGGGCAACCCTGCGGCGGATGCGGACGCGCAGAAGCGACGGCTATTGTTGGAACTCACATTGCTAGAATTAGGAGACTAACATGACTCTAAAAGAACTTTTGGAGCTTGCCCGGAAAGCCGTCAGTGATGGCGATCTGGAAAAAGCCGAAAAGCTAACGGCGCAAGCCAAGGCCATGCAGGCGCTTGACGCCATGCAGCCAGCCGAGCCGAAAGAGGATCCCGAACTCAAAGAGTTGCGGGAATTCAAGGCGAAGGTAGAAAGCGAACCGGCCATCAAGTCCGCCGGTCACGTTGTGGTCACCAAGGACGAGACGGACAAGAAAGCTGAACAGCCCTGGAACAGCCTGGGCGAGCAGTTGAAAGCCGTCTACATTAGCGCCGTCAAGCCTCACCAGACCGATGACCGGTTAAAGGCCCAGAAGGCCATCCTTGGCGCTTCCGAAGGCGTGCCAGCCGATGGCGGCTTCTTGGTGCAGCCGAATTTCTCTCAGGAGATTTTTAAGCTTGCCCATGATAGCGGTTCTATCCTGTCCCGGACCCGCTCCATCCCCATCGGCCCGAACAGCAACAGCCTGACGATGAACGCCATTGACGAAACCAGCCGGGCCACCGGTTCACGTTGGGGCGGTGTGCAGGCGTATTGGGCCGCTGAAGGTGACGCAGCCACAGCCACCAAGCCAAAGTTCCGCCAAATGGAACTGAAGCTGAACAAGCTCATTGCCCTGTTCTATGCCACTGACGAACTGCTGATGGACACCACCGCTCTCGGCAGCGTAGCGGCTCAGGCTGTGGCAGAGGAAATCACCTGGACCGCCGAAAATGCCATTTGGACCGGCACGGGTGCGGGGCAGCCCGAGGGCATTCTGAACGCTTCCGCCCTGGTCACCGTGTCTAAGGAAGTCGGACAGGCTGCGACAACCATCGTCGTGAACAACATCATCAAGATGTGGGCGCGCATGTGGTCACGCAGTCGCAGCAATGCCGCATGGTTCTACAACCAGGACATCGAACCGCAACTCATGACCCTGGACTTCCCGGTCGGCACGGGCGGGCTTCCTGCCTATCTGCCACCCGGCGGACTATCTGTCAGTCCCTACGGCAGTCTGCTGGGCCGCCCGATGATTCCCGTGGAGTATGCCAGCACTCTGGGCACGCTCGGGGACATCATCCTGGCGGACTTTAGCCAATACCTGACCATCATAAAGGGTGGCGTACAGGCTGCTGAATCCATGCACGTTCAATTCCTGACAGATCAGATGACGTACCGCTGGACCTATCGCATCGACGGCCAAAGCGCATGGAGTAGCGCTCTGACCCCGGCCAATGGGACCAACACCCTCAGCCCGTTCGTGACATTGGAGGCCCGTTAAAATGACCCGCAAACTCAGTGATTCCCTATCCGTAACCTTCCCCTTTATGCAGACCGACATCGGCGGAACCAACACCTCCGGAAGCGATGATACGCTGCATTGGGTCAGCATGGAGGAATTCCAGTCGTTCCTGTGCCTGCTGGAACTTGGCACATGGAACGCAGCCGACGGCCTGGACACCTGTAAATTGGAGCAGGCAACCGATAGCGCCGGGAGTGGTAAAAAGGATTTGACGACCAGCGCATCGGGCGGAAACTACGACACCGACGCGCCCGTGGACGCCATCACCAACAAGGTGATCCTGGAATGTCAGGCTGACGACCTGGACGTTGCCAACGGCTTCACGCATGTTCGGGTGTACGCTGCTGAGGCCGGTAACACTGGCGTTGACAACGTGTCTGCTGTCTATGTGCGGGCCAACGCTCGCTATGCCAAGGATGACCTACTGGGCACGGCTGCGGCTGGCGCTCTGGTCTACGTTTCTGTCAACACTTAATCAGTCGGGGAGGGGGTGATCACCCTCTCCCCATCTACCATCACACGGGTTCAAACCCCGGAATTGGACAAGAATCGGGGCAGCGGCCCAGGCTAACGGCGTCACCGCTACGGCCTGCCTGATTGCCGAGAATTACTACGGTGTTCTGGCTGAGGATTTGAGCGCCATCCTCGACCCGATTGCCACCTAAGATTTGACGACTGCGGAGTGGGCGGGGGAACTCGCTCACTCCCTGAGAATGGAGATAACATGGGCGTAAACTCAGTACGCAAAGGCGACGGCAGTATAATCGAACAGCCGATGTCGTTTGCAACCGTCAAAAGCGGCGAGATTGCGGGCAGTGCGGCGGCGGCGGTCATGCCGACTATCGCCTGCCATATGGTCAATTTCAAGGCAGCTGCAAGCAACGCCGGGAACGTGTACATCGGCGGGGCTGGTGTGACAAAGCCGGACGGAACCACGGACGTGACAACTGGCTGGGAGTTAGACGCTGGTCACGAAACAGGCTGGCTGTTCGTGGATAATCTGAACAAGTTCTACCGCATCTGCGACAACGCCGGGGATGATCTGGTTTATCTGGCGTTCGCATAGGGGACAATATGGCCTTCATTCTGCCCGCACCCAATTCAAAAAGTCTATCCGTAATCCGGCGGCAGCATCAATTTAGTTATGTCGAGCGCTGGCTTTTGCGTGACAACTTCACGACACCCCTGGCGGCGGGCAACGTGAACGGCACGGCTGCGGAGCCGGGGCCGGGGGTCAGGACGGTGGTGGATATCGCCAGTAAATTGAGCCTGTCCAGCGGTGAGCTTGTAATGCTGACCAATGGCGGGGCTTTTCTTGAACCTAGCATTTCGTATGGTCCCCAAACCCGCTCCCCAGGGCTGGCCCTGACCGCTTATGTTAAAAATGGCGGGGTTACTGCCACTGGTCCGCTGGGTTGGTCATCCGCAACTCCCCCAACGTCGGGCGCTCAAATTATCAACGGTTTTCGGATTGACGTTACCACGTCTATTGCCATCTACGAGGGGTCAACAAAAGCCAAAATAGCCGTAATCGCAGATGAACAATACTATACATGGGCAAATGTACTACGCGCAACAGGGGCGATGTATTTTATCAAGAATGGCGGCGCGTGGGAATTATTGTGGGTTTCAGAAAGTGGCAGTACAGCGACATTGTACCCCACGTTATCAACCCACATCGGTACAACGTATGGGAAAAAATTTAGAGTCGCCCAACTCTCCTGGCTGCCCTCACCCCTCACCTCGGACGGCTTCGGCACGGCGGGCGCACTTGCCACCACAGACGGCCTGGGGCACGCGGAAGGCGTCACAGGCGGCATCGGCAGCGGCGGGGGCGGGAAGACGTGGACATCACAACTCGGAACCTGGGCCAATGCTGCGGGCGTCACGGCGGCGGCGACACTTGACACCGGGGTGGCAGCGGCAACTACACCGAGCAGCACAGCGGACGTTCTTGTCACGGCATCTATCACCAGGGCGGCTGGTGCGAAAGGAATTATCCTGCGCTGGACAGACGCAAACAATTATTTGTACGCAGAACACGACGGGACGAATTGTTACCTAAAGCAAGTGTTGGCGGGCAGCACATCCACCTTACTGACGGCGGCTGCGGCGTATTCAGCGGGCGCAGAATTGCGGGCCATTGTGGGTGGCGTCAACGGGAGACTATATTACAACAACGCGCTTATCGGCGCTGTGGCAACCATCAATGCCGGACTGACTGGCACAGCGCACGGTGTCCGCACAACGGACACGTCAAACTCTCTGGACAACTTCAACGTCTACGCACGAGGCACGGGCGGAGAATATGACGCACCGCTAAACGAGGTGGCTAACGGATGACAACAGCCTTGGTAATACGCAAATGGAACGGCGGCTTGACAATGCCAGAGGGCTTTGAACTCGCCCACGAAACCGGGGAGACTGCCACGGTGCGTCAAAATACTGAGGCGAACGGCAAAGTCGTACCCGGCGACGAAGTACAGGCACCCGTCACAGCGGGCGGCTATGCTGTTTTACGTGACGACTTTTTTGGCTATGCTGTCCTACTCGTCAACGGGCCACCGGCGTCTCTGATTGCCCTGCGGGATGACCCCGACACTTTTGCAGGCTGGACTATCAGCGCATTGAGAGAGGAATTGGACGAAACTATCCCAGCAGGCTTGCGGACGCGGATAAACAATTTCTTGACCAACCACGGGCAACAGAATATCCCGGCAGGCTGGACCGTAGGGCGTTTTTTGCGAGAGTTGGTCGGAGACAGGCTGGACACAACGCTACTGTATTCAGTGGACCCGTCCGTCTCGGCGCTGACTAACATCATCTACTACCCGGACGCTCCCCTGCTTTTGGAGGGTGGAGACAAGGTGACCGTGGCATACACCAATCCGGACGGGCGCACATATGGCACCCAGATCACGATGGAGACAAAATACTAATGGCCTATACGGATACGACGGCACTAAAACGGTATTTGGGTGCGAGTACAACTACTGATGATACGCTTTTGGCCGAGTTGATTGTACGGGCCCAGGCCATTATCGACCGCTATTGTGACCGTACATTTGAGGCGTCACAAGATAGCACTCGTTATTTCACCATTGGCCAGGATACAGACGGGCCTACGCTCTTCTTAGATTATGATCTGGCCGCCATCACTAGTATCACCAACGGGGACGGGACCACCGTCACGGCTGCGCAGTATACGACATTGCCCAAAAACACAACGCCATTTGACGCCATCCAGTTGTTGAGTTCCACGGGGCTATATTGGGCGCACACGAATGACAGTGACCCGCAGAATGCCGTTACCATCGTTGGCAAATGGGCATACAGCACAAGCGCACCGGCTGACATTGTGGCGGCGTGCGTGCGCCTTGCAGCATATCTGTACAGGCAAAAGGACAATGCCGGGGATCTGGACCGGGCTGTCATTGCGGGGAGCGCCACTATTCTCCCTGCCGACATTCCACCGGACATCCGCATGATGTTGCGGCCACTACGGAGACTTTCCTGATGGCCCATCCTACCAGCTACACGTCATTTATCGCGGCGCTGTATGGACTGACAGTTACCGGTGTGACTCGTAAGTTCAGCGAACCACCGCAGCAGGTCAACACCGCAGATTTGCCCATCATGTTTACCCGCCTTCCATCCGGGACCGAAGCGCCAATAACCGGGCAGTCAAACGGTGGATGGCCAACGCTGCGGGCTGATTTGGTCATACTGGTGGAACCGTACCACCAGAACAGAACAAGCGTGAACTATGCGCTGGCATTGACACTGATGGACAACTTGAGCGCGGCGCTACGGGCATCTGATCTAGCGGAGGGACCAACACGATGGACAATTGAGACTCGGCTGGATATTTTGAACGATACTCCGTATTGGATAATCATTGCAAGCGTAGAGACAACAGGATAGATGACATATGGCACAAACCACCGGCGCAATGAGCGCCAAAAGCGGAATAGTGGAAATCACCACGGTACAGACGTTGACGGATGCGATTGTCGCTGGGGCGGCCAGTCTGATCCCGGTTGATAGCACCACGGGATTTTTAGCGGGGGACACAATCGAATATATGCTTGTCGGTGGAGTTATTGAGCAAAAAGTGATTGATTCGATTGACCCCGGTGTATCCATCACCATCACCGCCACCGTGGGCGCGGGGGGCATTGCCGACAATGAGCAAGTCAACAAAATTGTGAACATCTCCGGCGCTGCCAACAGCGTTACGGTTTCCGGTGGAAACCGAATGGCCGGGGACGGTTTCACAGCCGACGGGGACGCAGCCCTAATCACCTCTGGCAAGCGGGAACCGGTGGAGGTGACCTTCCGGGGCCTATACACCGAGGCTGCGGGCGCTCCCGAGTTCTTTGAAGAGTTGGCGGCGGTGTACGAAAGCGGGGCCGGGGCCGGGTTGCGCTGGTCTCCATCCGCCTATGACGCTACCGGGAAAAAACGCTTTTGGACTACCAACACTCTGGGCAGCTACATTCAGATTGTGCCTATCACTTCCTGGAACTACCCATCGCTCGACTTTGCCAGCGGTGACCCTATCATGGTCGAGTTGACTTTACGCTCACCTAAAATCGGCACGACTGACGCAACATAAACCATAGGAGAAAAGTATCGTGGCACAATCAACTGGCGGAATGAGCGCCAAAAATGGCGTAGTAGAATACTGCATTACCCAGGCCACACCATTGGCGGCATGGGTTAACATTTCCGGTTCCGCAAATAGCGTTACTGTTTCGGGCGGAAACCGCACGACAGGCGACGCATACACCGCAGACGGCGACACCGCTGTTATCACCTCCGGCAAGCGGGAGGCGATGGAGATTACGTTCCGGGGCCTTTACACTGAATCGGCAGCCACTCCTCAGTTTTTCGAGGACTTAGCGGCACGGTACGAGGCCGGAACCGGTGTAGCATTGCGTTGGTCCCCGACTGCCTACGATACATCTGGACAAAAGCGATTCAGTACATCCGACACGGCACTGACGGCTGGCGGATCGCTTGGCGTCATCACGGCTTGGAATTACCCAAGCTTGGATTTTGCTAGTGGCGATCCAATCATGTGCGAGTTCACTGTTCGGTGTTCTGCCATCCTGACACTGGACGTGACATAATGGCAGACACTCAGATTGTGATTGATCTGGATAAAATGACCATCCAGGATCTGGCGATTTTTGACGACACAGACAAGATGGGGCCGATAGTTGACCTGCTGGATCGGGTAATAGAGGGCGGCGCAAAGAATCGTCCTGTTACCCAGCTATCCCAAATTGTTCTGGCGATGCGGGCGCAAATTGAAACGATGACAAATCCAAAAAACTAAAGGGGCGGGCCTTGGCGCATCTGTACATAGGCGGGGCTGAGAATCCGCCACCGGCTGAGTACATAGAATTGGTTTTATGTCGAGATGTGTACCATTGCCCGCCCGCTCAGTTACCGCCGATCTCTGTGGCCTTGCGTCATCTGGCTTTAATCGGAATCGAAAATAAAGTACAGGCGATGAAGAATGGCTGAAAACTTAGACATTATCATCAGGGCAACAGATCAGACTGCCGGCGCATTTTCTACCATCACCGGAAAGGTTGGGGATCTAGGGAATAAGGCCGCTGGTGTGGCGTCAAAGGGATTTTCCGGTTTGCAGTCTGCCGTTGGAACTGGGCTGAAGGCGGCGGCGGGCCTGGGCATCGGTGCGCTTGTTGGCCTTGGTGTTGCCTTCCGGGATAGCGTTGGCCTGGCGAAAATTCAGATCGATGCCGAGAAGCAATTGGCCGCTGTCCTAAAATCAACTGGGGAGGCGGCTGGGCTGAACGCCAAGGAACTGAAGGATATGGCGAGCAGCTTGCAGAATGTCACCAACTTTGGAGACGAAGCCATCATAGGCGGCGAGTCTCTGCTGTTGACTTTCACGGGCATAGGCAAAGATGTGTTCCCGGCGGCGACTGAAACAATGCTGGATATGTCGCAGGCTCTGGGCCAGGACCTGAAATCGTCCGCCATTCAGTTGGGCAAGGCGTTGAATGACCCGGTGGCGGGCGTGTCTGCCTTGTCACGGGTGGGCGTTAGTTTCACCGAGCAACAAAAAGAACAAATCAAGGCCATGACCGAGGCCGGGGACGTGGCCGGTGCGCAGAAGCTAATCCTTGCGGAACTGGGGAAAGAGTTCGGCGGCTCTGCCCGTGCAATGGCTGACCCGTTGACGCAATTGAGTAACTCGTGGGGGGATTTGAAGGAGGTTGTTGGTGGGCTGGTTATTCCAATCTTCAACAATTTGGCCCAAACAGTGATGCCTGTTATCAATACAGTTATTGGAGAATTCTCCCGCGGGATGGAGGCGACCGGCAGCATAGTGGGCGGCGTCATGGAAGTTCTGGATAACTTTTTGCCAGAAGAAATGCTAGATCGGATCTGGAATGTAGTAGACGCTTTCGGAGAGTTCTTCCAGGCCGCGGGTGATTATGGCGTTTTCGCCGGGCTAATGGAGGTCCTGGATAACTTCTTACCCGATGAGGTCATAGAACAAATATGGCAATTGGCGGACTCTTTCTCTGGACTGGTAGAGCAAATTTCAAGCAAGTTCAATCTGTCAGATATTTTCATTGCCCTGGGCGTTGTCCTGGCAACCATTATTATCCCCGCCATTGCTGGACTAATCGCCACCATCACACCCGTGATTCTGGTGTTTGCGGCCATTGTGACGGCGGTCATGTTGTTGCGAAAAGCCTGGGAAACCAACTTTTTGGGCATCCGCGAATTTGTGGCTGAGGCCATGACAAAGATTCAGGCAATCATCAAATTGGTTCTGGATAAGGTCAAGGCACTCTGGGACGGGAACGGGAAAGAAACTTCTGCGCTGATTCGGGGGATCTGGCAGTACATCCAGGATGCTATCAAGTTCGCAATGGACACAATTCTATCAATTCTTGACATTGCAATGGCGGTGTTGTCCGGGGATTGGCAGGCGGCCTGGGACGGCGTTCTCTCCATCGTATCAGGCGTCTGGGAGCTGCTCAAGTCTCTATGGTCTAATGTCCTGTCTAACCTGTGGGCGCTCATTAAAAATGTTGATTGGGGCGGGCTTGGCAGTTCCATTATCCACGGCATAGCGGCGGGCATCAGTGCGGCGGCGGGCGCTATCGGTTCCGCGCTCCTGGGGGCCGTTACGTCGGCGTGGCAGAGCGCCAAGAATTTCCTGGGCATCAATAGCCCGTCCAAACTATTCGCCGAGATGGGGCGTCAAACAATGACGGGCATGGCAGCGGGAATAACCGGGGCATCCTATATGCCCGCAAACGCAGCAGTAGGGGCAATGTCGAACACCTACACAAACGCATACCACTTCAACATCAACGGCGCACAGTCCCCCATGACCGTAGCGTCTGAAGTCGGCAAGGTGCTGGACACCCGGCGGCGGAGGGGCATGTGACAACCTACTGGATAAACCAATTTGACGGACTGGAATTGCCGCTGTACATCCCGGCTGGGCAGTCGGACAACATGGGCACGGGCGAGGCTCTGCAAGCATTCACCCAGATCCCTGGCGGGTTCTTTGACAACTACGGCACACGGCGCAGCCCGCAGGGGATTCGCCCAATCGTGGTAAACCGGATGATTATTGCCACGTCTGCAGCAAACCTACAGACGCAGATTGACGGGCTACGGGGGAAGATTGGGGTACGGGGGAAGCTCTCGGCTAATTTCCCGGATGATTCAATCCGCTGGCAATGGGCGCGGCTTGTCTCCTGTGACATTCCATCTGAGGCAGAGCAGATACTTTCGGCACCCGTGCGGCTGGAATTTGTCACGGCATCCCAACTTTGGAATGGTATTATCACCACTCCGACGGAATGGACCTGGGGAGACGAAACTTGGGTTTTTGGTGACGGCACGGCTGAATTTGGCGAGAGCGGCACAACAGAAACCATTACCGCCAACACGGGCGGAACTCAGGCTTTCACCGTGACGCACAATGGGAACCTGACAGCCACCAACATCGTGATTACAGTCACGGCTGGAACATCTGATGTGGACTACATCTACTATGACAATGCCACAACGCAGAGTCGAATTGTTCTGGTGGTCAGTGGGGCATCCGGGATCGAAACCGGGAAGAAACTGGTTGTCAACGCAGCGGAAAGATCTGCGTGGTATTATGAAGCCTCAACAAATATCGCATCTGCGGCAATGACCGATCCAGACACGGTACGGATCACAACATCCAGCGTACACGGACTGACAATCGGGGACACGGTGCGGATATCGGGCGGGACGCCCTGGGATGGTGTGATCAAAAATGTGAATGTTACGTCAACCACCAAGTTCTCGTTTGAAAGCAATACCTACTCCACCCTGGGCGCTGTGGGGACCGTGGAAGAAGTCAGAGGCGAATATGCGATCTATCGCACGAACAATGATGACAGGTGGCCAACCCTGGCGCCGGGGGACAACGCCATAACGATCACGGTGGCGGACAACAGTACAGGAGACGCCACGATTGGCTGGGAGTATTATGAGCATTTCGCCTAACTTGACAGCGGCAATCGAAAACAGAGCAGGGACGGCGCAGGGCGAAGGGCCATTGATCAA